GTGTAATTTATTCAACATCTGTAGCTGTTACTCCAGGAGTTACTTATCCAGTTGTTGTCGGAGCTGGCGGAAGCTCAATTACAGGCGGCCCCGATGTTCAAGGAACTAGCGGTCAAAATTCTAGTTTTGCTGGGTTAGTTGCTGTAGGCGGCGGCAAAGGCGCAGCGAACGGTAAAAATGCAGATGTTGGTGGATCAGGTGGCGGCGGTTATGGCGTAAGTGTAGGACTATATGCCAACGGCATACAAGGTCAAGGTAATGCCGGCTCGCAAGCAGCCGCGGCATCAACAGGAACAAATGGTGGCGGTGGCGGCGGGGCTGGTGCTCAAGGCGGTAGCGGATCATCTAGTGTTGCCGGCGCCGGCGGCATTGGCCTAGCATATTCAATTAGCGGAAGTTCTACATATTATGGTGGCGGCGGTGGCGGTGGCGGACAGTATACCGCCGCTGGCGCAGGCGGCACAGGCGGTGGTGGCAACGGCGGTGGCGCTGCTCCAGCAAATGGTACAGCTGGCACTGCAAACACAGGCGGTGGTGGCGGTGGTGCTGGATTTACTTCAGCATCAGTTACATCTGGTGCTGGCGGCTCAGGTATTGTGATCATTCGTTGGTCAGGCGCTTAAATACAGTATAAAATTGAGAATGTAAATGGGATCAAGAAATAACAAACCAGGTAGAATTGTAAAAGGTACAGCCAAGCAACCCACACTAAAGGATGCTAGTGGCGTTTGGACTTTAGATGAAGCAATGCAAGCGCATCGTGCTAATGCTTGGCCACAACCTAATTTACTACAACCTATATCAAAAAGTTTAAGAATTAAACAACAGTCTTCAAGCCTAGCAGGATATTTAACCAGGCCCGCAGTAAAAGACGGTGATCGTTACCGATTTACATTAAGTATGTGGGTAAAGTTAGGAACACTTACTGCACCTAGCGGAAGTATTAGAACTTTATTTGAAGGGTTTACTGGTACAGATAATAGCTACTTGTTAATTTATATTAGTTCAGGAAATAACTTTTATATCGGCCGTGATGATAACGGATCTCCTTCCGGCTCAACAGTAACATGGGCCGGAGTTTTAAGAGATCCGACAGCTTGGCAACATATTGTTTTAACTTACGACACTTTACAATCAACCGACGCTAACAAAGTAAAGTTTTATCTTAATGGTATTCAACAAACTCTTGGCGGAACATTTCCAGCGCAATCTTATCCTACTACAATGGGAGCTGTCCGAGATCGAAACAACAATAGTATTTCAAACAACTATGGTGCGGGATTTAGAATTGGGTCAAGATGGAACACAACATATGATCAGAATTTTGATGGCAAATACAGTGAAATTAACTTCATCGACGGACACGCACTTGATGTAGGATTATTTGGCCAGACAGGAACTGATGGTGTATGGATACCTAAAGAATACACCGGCTCTAGAGGGACCAACGGATTTTATCTACCATTTACAAACAACACTAGTAGTCAAACGCTAGGATTTGACTACAGTAATTTTTCAACATATGATGCTGACAAAGATCCGCATCGAGGGTCAGTATCTTTACACTTAACTGGAAACGGACCTGCAGGTAATCAAAATAATACTTTTGCTGATAGTAGCTCTAACAACTATACTATTACACGAAATGGTACTGCAACACAGGGGTCTGCATCTCCGTTTGCACACGATGCTAGCGTACCATACAACCCAGCAACGCACGGCGCAAGCGCATACTTTAACGGTACTAGCGATTCTTTACAAGTCGGTAGTACTAACGGGCCGCTATTGCCATTAAATACCGCCGGCGCATACATGACTGTCGAGGCGTGGGTGTATCCTACAAGTCTGAGAGCAGGCGGATTAACAAACGGCGGTGGCAGTTACACACACCCTGCAATTTTAGCGTTAGGTTCTACATATTTTAACTTTGGTGTTGAAAACGGAACCCCAAAATTATATTGGTGGACTGGTGTTGGCAACGGACTATCTTCGTCAATAACAATACCAGTAAATGCCTGGAGCCATCTTGCACTTGTTTTTAATGGATCAGGTTCTAATAATTTAAAATTATATGTTAACGGTGTCCTCGGAGCAACCGGCACATTTACAAATATTTCATGGGCATCAGCTAGCGGCGGCAATACTCTGTATATTGGTCAAGAAGGTGCCGGAGCTGGAACATCGTGCTGGCCAGGATATATTAGCAATTTAAGAATTGTTAATGCAGCAATTTACACATCTGCATTTAAGCCGCCTCGTAGACCTCTTGGCCTAGGAACAACAAATTTATGCCCAGCTAGCGAAGATTCGTCACAGTGGAGTGCAACTGGTGTTACCTTATATCCAAACGCAGCTGTTTCCCCAGATGGGACCCCAACCGCTGTTAAAATTTATGCGTTAAATGGCGGCGGCACATTTGCGTTTGCATCTATTCCAGGTAGCCAACCGAGCGGCACTATAACATTTTCAGCTTACTTAAAAGCTGGAGAAATTACTACCGGTAGTTTATTTTTAACACAAGGTGGGAATAACGGAGCTGTATTTGATCTAGTAGCAGGAACAGTATCGAGTGTCACTGGTACTGGAAATACAGCGGCAATCACTAGTGTTGGCAACGGATGGTTCCGTTGTAGTGTAACAAATACTGGCGGCACAACAGCCTCAGGTTATAGAATTGGTGCAAGTAACGGAGCACTAACTACATATAGTTATAATGGTAGTATCTATGCCTGGGGCGCCCAAGTAGAAACTACTGCATCCGTAACAGCTTATACTCCAACACCGGAAAATTATTCTTCAGCGCCAACTTTATTAATGAATTTTGCAAACGCAGCGATTGTTGATACTGTTGGTACATGTAATTTAGTTACTATATCTAGTACAACAATTACTTCTGCAAGTAAATACGGCAATGGTGCTATTTTATTAAATGGTAGTAGTTATGCTACAATACCGGGCACTTCTGCCGCTACATATTTTGGAACAGCAGACTTTACAATTGAGCTATGGTGGAAGTCAAACGGATCACAATCTAGTTATGCTCCTATTATTAGTCAAGGCTTTACTGGAAGTCCTCCTGCAGGTACATGGGGATTGAAAGTTGCTGGCAGCAGCCAAAACTTACAATTTACATATAATTCAAGTTTAATAAATGTTGGTCAAAATATTATTTCAACAATAAATCCTAACGATAGTAACTGGCATCATATTGCAGTTTGTAGAAATCTTTCAAAGATTTATATGTTCATTGATGGCATTCCTGTAGGAAATTATTCGATCACCGCATCAGATGTTGTTGGTAATATATCAAGCGATATACTAATTGGTTACCAAAGTAGAGATAGCTCGTACGCAAACGGATATGTTGATGACTTGCGTATTACTAAAGGAGTTGCTCGATATGTTGACAGCTTTACACCACCAAACAGAGCGTTACCAGAAATTGGTGGCAAGTCGTTTGTTGCTCAGAATATTAACACTGGTGTAGTTAAAACTTTTACAGTTGCAGGCCCTAATATTGTTTCTGCAAAAATTTATTCTACTTACAACGGACTTAGATCTGCAAACTATACCGTTGATTACAGTGATGATAATTCAAACTGGACCACTGCATTTAGCGGAGTAATGAGTAATAATTCATCATACGGATTACAAACTGGTACAGTGACTAGTGGTGGCAGTGGAAATGCAGGTACAGGTCTATGGGGCCCGCACTTGTATTGGAGATATGTAGTTGGTGCAGCAGTAGTATCACACCATCCGAGAACAAGTCGATTAATATTAACTGATTTCTATGGAAATAATTACAATGCTAAATTGTACACTGGCGATAATACAGCAGACGCCGGCGAATACTTATTAGGAACAGTAACTTGGACAGCAACTGTCCCAACAAGATTAACAAAGTGGACAGCTCCTACTGATGTTACACAAGTCGAAGTACTTGTAGTTGCTGGAGGTGGCGCCGGCGGCGGCGGCAGTAACGGTGCAGGTATGGGTGGTGGTGGAGCAGGCGGCCTAGTGTATAATTCAGCTTACCCTGTAATACCAGGACAAACATATAACATAACTGTTGGTGCAGGCGGAGCAGGAGTTACTTCAGATGTAGTTGGCCCAGCTGGCAGCAATAGCTCATTTGGCTCACTGACTGCAATCGGTGGTGGTGGTGGTGGTGGCAACGGCACAAACGGTGCTGTTGGCGGATCTGGTGGTGGCGCTTCATATAATACTAGTGCAGCTGCTGGTACTTCAGGCCAAGGATTCGCCGGCGGCGCTGGCAACGGTACATCACCTTATCCGGGTGGAGGCGGTGGCGGCGCAGGCGCTGCAGGTTCTGCAGGTTCTGGCTCCACTGCAGGTAATGGAGGTATTGGTTTACAATTTGGTATTAGCGGAACTCCTAGTTACTATGCGGGTGGTGGTGGTGGTGGTCTTCGTAGTGGTACAGCTGGTGTTGGAGGTCTCGGCGGTGGCGGAACAGGTGCAGCAAATAGTGACTCTGCTACTGGACAAACACATGGTACTGAACACACGGGCGGAGGAGGCGGAGGCGCTGCTCAGGCTAGCCAAACAGTTGCAGGAGGTAATGGCGGTTCTGGTGTCGTTATTTTAAGATATACTACAGCCACTGAGGCAAGTTCTGCAACAGACGATAATACTGTTGACAGTCCAACAAATTACGGGCATGACATGGGATTAGGAGGCGAGGTTGTTGGCAACTACGCTACAGCTAACCCATTAGATACTAGAGCCACTGCACTAACTTATAGAAATGGTAACTTAACATTAGTAGGAGCTACCAGTAACGGACATACTAGATCTACCATCGGTGTAAGATCTGGAAAGTGGTATTGGGAAATTACCTGTTTAGCATTTAGTCCTAACTTCCATCACGGTGCAAGTGCTGGTCAACAGCAAGCTCTTACAGGTGCAGACTATTTAGGTGCGTATTCAAATGAATGGGGCTACTGGCCTAATACTAGCGGTACAAATACTGCTTACTGGAGAAATAGTGGATCAACGGTGTACACTGATTTACCCCGTGCATTACTAAATGATACCTTAATGTTTGCTCTAGATATAGATAACGGAAAAATATATGCTGGATTAAACGGCACATGGTTTAAGTCTGGAAATCCTGTTGCTGGAACAAATGCGTTATCGACAAATATCCCAACTGACGGAACTTATGTATTCCCACATTTCATGCAATATGACTCAACTGGGGTTGATTTAAACTTTGGTCAACGACCATGGAAGTTCCAACCACCTACAGGGTTTAATGCGTTGACAACAAAAAACTTACCTATTCCAACTGGCGCCGGATTAAATCCAAATCAACACTTTGACGCAGTACTGTGGACAGGTAACGGAACTAGCCAGACAATATCAAGTTTAAATTTCCAACCTGATTTAATTTGGCTTAAAGGTCGAAACAACGCATCGTGGGGACATTTCCTACAAGATTCAGTTCGAGGTGTAACAGAGTTTTTAAAATCAAATACTACAGAGATAGCCGGAACAACATCTCCAAATCTTGTTAACACTATTACTTCGACTGGCTTTACTGTACTTGCTAACGGAAATTCAAATAATAATAACGACACTTATGTTGCATGGTGTTGGAAGGCAGGTAACGGAACTACAACAAATACCAGTGGTGCAATTACCTCAACTGTATCTGTTAATTCCGCAGCAGGATTTAGTATTGTAAGCTATACCGGTACTGGTAGTAATAGTACTACAGGGCACGGTTTATCAGCTGCTCCTAATTTCATTATGTGGAAAGCTAGAGATGATGCATACAACTGGGACATCTATCATAGCAGTCTTGGATACACATCTACTTTAATTTTTACTACAGCGGCAACTCGAAATGTATTACACGCAGCGCCAACTAGTACAACTATTCCAGTGACTAATACATACACTGGCGGTAGTGCTAATGGTAAGCGTATGATTGCATATTGTTGGACTGAAGTTGCTGGATTTAGCAGATTTAGCACATATACAGGTAACGGTTCTACTGATGGTCCTTTTGTAAATTGCGGCTTTAAACCAAAATTTGTGCTAATTAAAGCATACTCAGGAACAAGTGCTGCCTCGGCAAATTGGTTAATTTTCGACTCAACCAGAAGTACTTACAATCCCACTGATGCTAAACTAGCGCCAAACTTAACTGATGCTGAAAACTCTGCTAGTATCGGCGGCACTAGTGTAAACAGTATTGACTTCTTGCTTAACGGATTTAAGTTAAGAACTACATATGGTAGTACAAACGAAAGCGGTACTTTGTACGCATTTGTCGCATTTGCTGAAGCACCAACAAAGTACGCTAGAGCTCGTTAAATTAGTTCAATGACTTCAAATACTGTTTGAAGTTTCATGCGAATAGTCTTGTTACTAAAACTATTACGAAGCCCCTGATGTAGGGGCTTCGGCGCATAGTCCATTGTAGCCCATGAGTAGGCAATGTGTTCGCTACTCAAAGTGGGAATAAACTCTTTTTCTACAACACAAAGATATGTGTGAAAGTTAAACACACGGTCATTAGACACAAAAGTTTCAAGTGGGATTGTTTTAATAATAGAAGGAACAGAGCCAATTTCTTCTGCGATTTCACGCTGTAGTCCTTGCCAAGGATTTTCATCTTGTAGATTAGTGCCACCAACAAGGCCCCATGTTCCCATGTGCTTGCCGTGTGCTTTTTGTATTAGTAGAAAGCGACCAGTTTGTTTAGCGTATATTAATGCACCGCTACAAACTATATGATCTTTTACAGTACTATTCTCCATGAACCTGCCCTATATTCACCTTCAAACGATTTGACCCAGCTTATGCCGTTCCACTTGTATTGAACTCCAGTGTATATATTTGTTTGATAGACGATCTGATCGTCGTTCTGAGCAGCTTCAAAGATTACATTCCAACGATATCCATCCCACTCAATGATATCGTTTTCTTTAGCGTAAAAGTCATCACCGTCAACTGACTTCCATGCATCTGGTCCGTCTTGGTTAGTAATGTGATCACCTTTGTCTGTACTAGCACCGATGTTCTCGATGATGAGATATCTAGTTCCTACCTCAGGATCACCTAGTCCGCTAGCACCTGGACCTTTTGTAGTAGGATCAATGATAGCGTCAAATGTTCCTGGACTTCCAGGACGATTAGGTGTAGATATTAAGGTATTACTTGGGTATGTATCTGGATTCCAGCTTACACTTAAGGTTGTACGATCTAATTCATTAATAACAATAGTACCCCAGATTTCGTATCCTGTAGGTTGCATTAAGTATAATTTACCAACACCTGCAACATATGGCCCTGGAATAGAATCAAATAAGACATCCCAGTTTACATCAGGGCCAAACTTAATACCAATGTCTACTTGATTGTTAGTAGCACTGATACTTTCGCCTGGATTTAAAATCTTTGCTAGACCGTTGTAAACAAGAATACCAAAGCCACCTAGGTTGCTAGTAGTTTGTGTTGCTAGTCTATCAGACTGTAAATCAACATTTGGCTGGCTAACAATATCGTCAATACCACCCAGGCCTTCTGTTCCTATACCGTCAATATATCCGCCTTGTGCAGGATTAATACCAGTAGCAATACTACTGATAATGTTGGTAATAACACCAAGTTTCTTAACCTTAGCAGGAGGACTGATCCAAATAGGAGTGCTTAAGGTCATTGTTGCTAGATCAATAGGGCTGTCATTACCGATAGGTATTGATCTAGAACTCCATGTCATACTGTCGATGTTTAGCACACTTAAACTTGTCCAGTCTAGGTAGTTGTCGTTTGTTTGTAATTCTAAACTAGGATTAAACAATACAAGAATTTGTTCTAGTACTTGTAACTTTTGTTCAGTACTACT